CGGGCGAAGCCACGCTTCCCGAGGACCCGAACGCATGGTCGAACGAGGTCCTGCAGGAGCTGTTCAAGCAGGTCCCCTACATCGCGGACTTCGAGCCGCATGTTGTGATGGACAAGCTGGACGCCGAAAAGGGCTACGGTTTCGGTCACGTCGAGGTCATCAACAAGACTGAGATCCAGCAGGGTACAAGCCCGCAGGCTCTCATGGCCGCCGGTATCAAGCAGGCGAAGATCCCCATCGTCATCAAGAACCGCCGCCTCCAGCCGTTCGACCTGATGATCACCGAGGACGGCAAGTGCATGCCCCTGACCGAGTCTCGGCTCCGTCAGGCCATCTTCCGCCCCAGCGCCTTCGACATCACCGGCCGTGGCCCCGGTGACAACTCCATGGTCGGCCAGCTCTACCCGCCGAACCGCTACGGCTACGGCCAGAGTGGTGGCTCTATGGCCGGCGGCTCTATGGGTGCCGAGACGATGAAGATGGGCAGTGCTGCCTCGCTTCTTGAGGATGCGGTACAAGTCCTGAAGCAGAAGGCACAAGGCGTAAAAACAACCGCAGGGAATGCCACGAACGCAGTGAAGGGTCATGTTGCCGACGCAGTAGAAGGCGCAAAGGGGAAGGTTACTGGCGCCATCGATGATGCCGTGACGACAGCCGCCACGCGTGGCGGAGCGGCTTCTAGGGAGGCGGCGCGAGAGGCTTCTCGTGAAGGAGCCATCGGAGCTCGAGAAGGCCTTGGCGAGGCCGCCAAGGAGATCTGGAGCAAGGACAAGAAGAAGCTCATCGGCGGCGCTGCCGTTGGAACGGGTCTCCTTGCCGCCGGTGTGGGTGGCAACTATGCGCTCAACCGTCACCGGGACAAGCGTCTGGCAAAGGACATCTCGCGCGAGATGAAGTCCAAGCACGCCTCCATCCTCGAGGCCATCATGCCGACAGTCCTCGAGGAGGACTACAACACCTTCTTCAAGAAGATCGCCAGCAAAGAGATGCAGGCGGCGTACATCGCCAACGGCCTAGCCACTGGTGACGCGCTGTCGAAGATCGCCGCCTGGGAACCCCACGGCCTTCAGGAGCCTGACGTCACCCCTGACGTCGTCCAGATCCGCCGGGGCTCTGACGGCTACATCGTCAAGAGTGCCAGCCACCTCTTCTGGTCCCCCAAGGAAGAGACCTACGACCGTGGCCAGGTCTGCAAGACCTTCGGCACCAAGGTCGCCTTCGACGCCGACATGAACGGCGCCGTCACAATGGCCAATGGCCCTGCCTCGGAGCCCATGCAGGTTGAGACCGAGGCGGACAAGTACGAGCTCATCACGAGCTACGGCATCTACAAGGTCCGTACGGACGACGGCAAGGAACTCATCGGGTACGTCTTCCCAAACCTGCTGGATGTCGACGGCACCCCGCTGCCCCTCAGCCTCTTCACCAATGGCAGTCAGAAGGCTCTCCAGGGGGAGATCGCCGGCGTGTCCGTGGGTACTGGCGCCAGCCTCTTCGAGGGCCCTCCCCAGGGCACTGGCTGCTTCTACGAGGTTCTGGCGAACGGTAAGGCTCAGGCGACCGTCGCCATGACCATCGTGGCCACCCTCCAGAACCCCGGTGACAAGGACCAGGGAGCAGGCGGCGTCACGCTTCACGCCCGTACGTTTGATGGCCGTGAGGTGGAAGTCGAGATTCAGCCCAACATCGACAAGCTCACGAGCGTCGATGAGGGCCGGATGATCGTTCCCTCGAGCATGTCCTGGCTGCCCCTGGATGAGGCAGAGGATGTTCATCTCATGGCTGACGGAGACTCCGCCGGCGCAACCGAAAAGATGAGCGCGGCCACGCCGTACCTCACTGTCCAGATCCGCTCTGGGGGCTCCGACAGCTACTCGCTGACCGGTATGCCCCTCGACAAGATCGCCAGTGACGACAAGTCGTTCCTGTCCTTCGACGACGCGGTCTTCATGCTGGGTGGTCTCGGAGTGAGCCTCGGGCACGCCACGAAGAAGCTCGCTGAGGCTGCTCACTGGAGCGCACCCCTCTCTGTACAGGCTGCTCACCACCTCATCACGGCCGAGCAGATGATGCACGGAGCGGTGAAGCACGCCTCGAAGGAGCTCTCCCAGTACCCTGACCTTCGTCGGGACCTGGTGAAGGAAGCTGCGGTCATCCCCGACCCGGCGGCAGTCGACACGATCCTCAGCCTGGGGTTCATCAACGACGAGAACCTCCGCACGTTCATCAGCTACCTCCCCAAGATCGACGAGTCGCAGAAGAAGATGTGTGAGCTTCTTCTGGCGTCCCGCCTTGGGATAAAGGACATCCCCGGGAGCGCCGTCGAGAAGGCCATCCGCTCCACCGAAGAGGTCATCACGGGCTTGAAGGGCCTGGCCTTCACGCAGGCGTAACGTGGGCATCCATCCCAGGACGCTCGCGTCTTTTCGAGAGGAGCTTGAGAAGAACGCTAGTCTGCTGCACCTGTTGGCGGGACCGATAGGGCATGGAGTCGTCAATGCGGCTGGTTATCAAGCGCACAAAAACTCCAACCTAGCGGAGGTGATGGCGCACCAAGGGCTTCAACACGGCCTTACGGGCGGTAAGATGAATCCCTTTGCTAGCCGTTCTCTAAGCGCAATCGCTGGGCCCGAGGCCTTGAGTTCGTACGAGATGGCCCATGCCATGGGTAGCCGTATGCAAGGCATGCACACGGATCAACAGCAGGCACTTATGCGGGAGGCGACGTATGCGGGGGAGCTGAACAACCTTGACAAGGCCCCCATGCTGCAACCGCTCCATCAGGCTATGTCGCACGAGCTGTCTGGTACCGCCCCACAGCTTCAATCGAAGGGGTTTTTCCCCAAAGAAAAAGTAGACGAGCTACATGATGCAGGGCGTGTCGGTGAAAGCCGCCTCAAACGAGTAGCAAACTGGCTACATCCCACGAACCTTTATACGAAGGCAGTGAGCGGCATGGGCCGCGTGGCTAACAAGCCTTTTGATACCACGACGCAGAGGGTTGCAAAGAGTGTGGTGGGCGCCGCGCCCATGGCAGCTCTAGGTGCGGCAGACCCCATTGGTTCTGCCGCACACATGGGGATAAACACTACCCGAGAGGTTGCCGCTAACTCCGCTTGGGGAAAGAGAGAAGTCGGCAAGCTCGTCTCAAAAGGTCTTGAGGGTAAGTCCGAGCTCATGGGTCATGCGCTCTCTCCGCGCGGAGAGAAGCTTGTAGACCACTTTGTATCTCCAGCGCTTCTTGATCCCCAAAGGCTTGGAAAGCACCTGAACGCTAATGGCCAGGCAGACCAGGTTCGCCGAGGCATATCGGCGGTTCAGACCGGCGGCGCTGCAGCAGAACAAGCTAGGCAAGGTGCGGGGATGCTGGGGCATGCGATAGGACAGCTGAACGATGCACTACCGCAGCATGCAGCAAACGCACAGGCTGCCCTAGCTCGAGGTGCTGCGAAGTACTTTCCTAATACAGCGAAAGAGCACCTAGCTACTCACGGGACAATGCCTTTTGTTCCTCAAGGTGCCCTTCCTCCTATGCCAAGCCACAACGGTATACGCGTGCGGTCAAATGACCCCGTACATCAGGAAGCCAGAAATTGGGCACGTACGAAGGGCGAAGAATTTCGTCAACGTAGGCGTGACCTAGATAGCTTCGGTCTAGAGTGAGCCTTCGTTCCCCTGCCGAGTACTATCTGAAGTACCTGATCGTCCATCCGGATAAGTATCCGGACAAGGTCATCAAGGACACGCTCATGGAGCGTGGGATCTTCTACCTCGGGGACGACTACGTTCAGAAGCTGCGCATCGGCCTCGTGGTACCCGAGGTCTTTCGGCCGTTCAACGAGAAGCACGCACCCACTCGCTTGTTTCTCATTCGAGAGAAGCTTCGCACGCTCTTTCAGCCCACGCGGGATACAAAGATCACGTGGAAAATCCTCGAGCATGCCCGTGCTCGAGAGTTCGTAGAGACCATGCTTCTGGCTCATGCCCCTGCAGCAGCCATTGCAGCAAGGGTCACAGCGCAGTCCCTGTTCTGCACGGCGGAGGCGGTCGAGGAGTACAAGAAGTACTTCTGGAACCTCGAGCTCTTGGATGCCACGCAGATGCGTACGCTCTTGCAGATGACGCTCGATCAGAACGTCAGTGACTCTGACCCGGCCACGGAGAAGGACCGGAAGCGTGCTCTCAAGAAGGCGGGCTACCAAGATCCCCGCAAGCTCGCGTCGGAGATGCCCTACTCTCCGTTGACCGCCTTGATGGCGCAGATGCGCATGGGGATGATGCCGAGTCGCTTTGAGCTGGCGACCATCATGCAGACGACGCAGGCCATGGCTGTCTTGAAGACACTAGAAGCCACGATGTTTGGCGGTCCTCGAGACTCCCAGACCGCCCTGAACTTCTCGAGTGTTGCCAGGAACATGACGGAATCTCTTGAAACTGTCGTCCGTCCGGATGAACATCTTCGAGAGCAGCTCCAGGCGATTGCTCTACGCACTGAGACGGCGCCTGTTCCATCCATTCACCAACTGAGTGCTGGCAACCACACGGTGGACATGCAGCCTCAGAACCTGCAGGTACCGCAGCATGAGCCAGGAATCGACGAAGGGGGAGACGGGGACAGCGGAGACGAGGACTTTGGCGGCGGAGACGGACATCCCGATTCGGGGGATTGAGTTCGTCAAAGCCGGCGACTACACCACGTTTGACTGCGAATTCTCCATCACGCAGGGAGACCTCGTCTTCCATTTCTTCCTGAGCCCGGAGATGCAGCGCTGGAGCGCCGTGTCCCAGAAGGCCTACTGGGGTGATGTCGTCCCGAGGGTTCTCGAGGAGGTGGCAAAGAGCACGTTCAACGCGGAGTTCCCGCGGCTACAGGCTCAGCACGTCTACGAGCCGGACCTGGGGATCAACTCGTGGTGGCTTCGTGCCTACGGCTTCGGTCACCTGCTCGATCCACACAAGATGGTCTACTTGTTCTTGGACGCTCTCGACGCCGGCTTGGACGTGGCGATCAAGGCGATGTAGTTCTTCTCGAACCTCACCTGCATCCCCCAGCCACAAGCCTTCGCGTACTGCTTCATGTAAGCGACCACGGGCTTCTTCGCGTCCTTGGGGAGAGGCGTGTTCATCCGAATGCGTAGGCTTGCCCGGCCCTCGTCGTCACGATGGAGCTCCCCGCCCTCGGCGAAGTGATCGCCAGCCCTCATCAAGCTTTGCCAGAGGCTGGTGAGCCACGCATCTGGGTTGTCGCTGGGTTTAGGGGGAAACACTTGGTATCCTCGCGGAATGGATGTCCGGAGCCTACAAGCTTTTGGTGACGAGCTTCGGAAGATAGCTGGCGTAGACCCTACGCAGGTAGAGGCCTTGAAGAAGAAGCTGAAGCCAGGGGACATCCTTGTGGGAGGTACGCGTAACCCGGGCTCTTTCGAGGGGGTTACGGGAAAAGCTCTTTCTGCTTTTCAGGAGGGAACGCCCTTCTTCCACTCTGCGCTCTACGCAGGGGATGGGAAGATCGTAGATTCCCGTATCGGTGAAGGCGTGCATCGAACAAACCTCAAAGACTTCGCCAATCGGTACAAGCTGCGTGCTCTGCGCGTAGACACGAAGCCCGCCGTTCGAGCGGAGGCTGTTGACTTCGCAAAGAAGCAGGTAGGTAAAGGCTACAACTTGGCGGGAACGCTAAGTCAGGTGTTCGGTCCCAGGAAGCCCGACGGAAAAAGAGAGAGAGAAGTCTCTGACTCCCTCTACTGCTCCGAGCTCATCGCCAACGCCTACCACACCGTAGCGCTAGCCAAGGACCGGCATATCGGCGATGTTCGTCCGGTGGATCTGCAGAAGTCAACGAACACAAGAATCATTGGGGAACTTCTTTGAGCGCCGCTGAAAAGCTCGAGCAAGAAGAGCTCGATGACGTAGACGACGAGGACAGCAGGCCGCTTACAGACGAGGAGCTCTGGTTCCCGCAAGGGGAGGCGTTCAACGACTTCCTCGATACGGATGCGAAGCAGCTTGTACTGACGGGGATCCCCACGATCTTGCCGTCTCAGTTTACTGAGTTCGCCTTCCGCATGCCCCGCGAAGACGGGCAGGGCTACGAGAAGTTCACGTTCAACGGTCGTCGCCACATGATTCGGCCGTACGACTCGCCGGCGAAGCGCATGCTTTTGGTCTGCGCTCGTCAGGTCGAGAAGTCCACGATGTTGGGCAACAGGGCCATCACCTACTCCTGTCTGCTCTCTGGCTTCCGTACCCTCTACGTTTCCCCTTCCGCTACGCAGACCAAGACATTCTCCGGCGACCGTATCAAAGACCCGCTCGAAACTAGCGAGGTCCTGCGCTCATTCACGATGAGCTCCCTTCAGCAGAACATCTTCGAGAAGCAGTTCATCAACCGCTCGAAGATCACGTTGCGTTACGCGTTCCTCAACGCCGACCGTACTCGAGGTATCCCGGCTACGGCTCTGCTTCTCGATGAACTCCAGGACATCCTCGCCGACAACATCCCCATCATCGAGCAGTGCACGTCCCACGCCCCTGAGAAGCTGAAGCGCTTCGTCTACGCAGGCACCCCCAAGAGCCTGGACAACGTCATCGAGTACTACCGAGCGAACAAGTCTACCCAAGGTGAGTGGGTGGTTCCTTGCGATGCACACGGCGGTGAGGGTGGTCGCTACTGGAACATCCTGGGTGAGAAGAACATCGGTAAGAAGGGCCTCATCTGCGAGAAGTGCGGCAACGCCATCAATGCTGCCCACCCTGACGCGCAGTGGGCAAACATGGTGGAGTACGACGAGCGCCGGGCGCCGTTCGAGAGCTACCGCATCCCCCAGCTCATGGTGCCCTGGAAGGCATGGAGCGAAGTCCTTCTCGATTACGACCGCTACTCTCGTGACAAGTTCTACAACGAGGTTCTAGGCATCTCGTTCGACTCAGGGCTCCGCCCTTTGTCGACGCTGCAGGTAAAGGACTGTTGCAGCGACGACGTGCGCATGTCGCCGGAAGAACTGCAGCGGTACCACAACCTATCGTTTGCTCAGCCGGTCTTTGCCGGGCTCGACTGGGGTACTGGGGAACACACGTACACGCTGCTGACCCTTGGTACGTATGTGACCAACAAGTTCAGGATCTTCTACGCGCACCGCTTCGCCGGAGAAGAGACCGACCCCGAGGTCCAGAACAAGAAGATCATCGACATGCTTCGGTACTTCAACGTGAAGGTCATCGGAGCTGACTACGGCGGCGGGCATTACCCAAACGACAAGCTGACCCGCACGTTTGGCCACGAGCGTGTTCAGAAGTACCAGTACGTTGCGCGGTCAAAGAAGAAGGTGCTTTGGAACCCGAACTACCGCCGTTGGATGGTGAACCGCACGGACGCCATGAGCGACATCTTCAACGCCATCAAGCGTAAGCAGTTCGAGTTCCCTCGGTGGGAAGAGTTCAAGGAGCCTTTCGCCAAGGACATGCTGAACATTTTCAGCGAGTACAACGAGACGATTCGACAGGTCAAGTACGACCATCACCCGGACAAGCCGGACGATACGTTCCACTCGATCCTCTACTGTTTCCTTGCGTCGATGGTTGTGTTCCCGCGTCCGGACATCATGGCCCCGACTCGAGAAGATCCTACGCGCGGCCCTTTGCGGAGTTCCTACGGTGGCCCAGTCGATCAGGGGTGAGCGCCGGAAGAGCATCCAGTACTTGGTCCAGTACCCTGCCCGTGCCGAACAGCTGGTTCGTCAGGGCAGCGCCTTCCTGCCGACGGCAGAGCATGTAGGCCACGGCTCGAAGATTTCTACGGGATGCCTCGAGCATGTCGTAGGCCGTCCGTAGGTCTGGGAGCTCGTTGTCTCCGGATAGGTGGCGGTCGTTCGCCCACTTGCTCGACAGATCTAGGAAGACCTTCCAGGGCTCTCGGCTCGCGGTATGTGTCTGAACCAGGAGAAGGTAGGCCTCATCGATGGAGTGCAGGGTGAGAGCCCACTCCTCGAGCTCAGGGATGGTGGGGAGTCCGTCCCTGGTGGACAGATGGCTGGCTTGCTCGTACAGAGAACCAACCTCCTCGATCGTGGTGCCCAGGAACTTTCTTTTTAGCCCCACGAGATGAAGGAGCTCCTCGAGTCGCTTCTCGTTCGCTTTGGCTATCACGAAGGCTCTGGTTGCCATGGCGGCTACCGAAGCGAAGTTCAGCTTTGCTGCCCTAACCTCGGCGAGGGCAGCAACTTCATGGACTTTGAAGTGCCTTCCTCGTGTCTTGGGCAGGTATACTGGGGACAAAATCCCCTGACTGCAGAAGCGTTTCAGTGTGGGAAGGCATACCTGCAGCATCTGCGCAGCGACTTCCTTGGTCACCAACTCCTCCGACCCGCTTCTTCCCTTGCCTTGGCTCACCTGGTATTTCTACTTCATCTCTAGGAGAATTAGATGAGCGACCTTCCGACCTTCGGTCTTCTCCAGCAGGCACATGCCCGCCCCATGACTGGGGAGCACCTGGAGGTTCTCGGCAAGCAGGCCTCGGCCCGGTGGTCCTGCGGTGAGGTGAAGCGCCTCTCTGACGCCGTCGTCGAGACCGTGAAGCATGCTGGCCTCTCTCCAGAGCAGGTCAAGCGCGTCGTGGAGTTCGCGAACCAGGACGCCTACTTGAAGGAGTTCAAGAAGGAAGGCTCCGAGCACAAGTTCGTGGACTTCCCTGGCGGCCCGGCAGATCCCGCCGAGGTTCTTCGGGACCTCAACTCGGGCGCTGGCGGCTCGGTTTTCGACCGTGGCTCGTCGGACTACAACACGCCTCCGTCGGAGAAGACGGCTTCGGCGAAGTCCGACTACGAACACGACATGATCGCCATGTTCGCCGGCGAGAAGGTCTCGGAAGAGTACGTCTACGCAGACCCCATGGCCCCGCTCGTAGAGCTCCGGGACAAGGTCGCCGGAGCTGTCAGCACCTTCAACGATCAGGTCAGCGGGCTCGAGGTGGCGTACGCCGACCTCGCTGACTCGCTCTACCGCCAGGTAAAGCAGGCTGCTCTCGGGGGCTCAGAGCTCGGGGAGATCGTGCAGGTCTTGGCGGAGGTCGCCCCCTCCACCGAGCACATGAAGGTCGCCTTCCAGCTCATGACTCCTCGCCTCCTCCGTGAAGGCGTGTACTCGTCCGGTGCTGCCCTGCAGGCATCCTTCAGCAAGACGGCTGGGATGCGCGTCGTCAACCACGAGCACCCTCTCTGCGTGGACTTCAGTGAGTACTGCGAGGTTCTCTCGAAGCTCGCCGAGCTCCGCTCTGCTCAGACCGACAGCCGTGCAGCACTTATGGAGATCGACGAGGTCATCCGCAAGGAAGGCTCTATCGCCGATGCGTCCGAGCGTGCAGGTAAGTTCCTTGCGGAGCACGGCCGTAACGCAGAAGAACTGATCGGCAAAGGAACACTACCAGGCCAAGCTGCAAGGCACCTTATCCACCATGGGCGTGGGTACGGGGCGGCACTTGCGGCAGATGCCCTATCGGGTGGGGCCCTGCACCGAGCGGCGATCCGTGGTGTGGATTCCCTTGTTCCTGACGTCCTGTCCGGTGGTCAGCCTAACAAGCAGAAGCAGATCCGGCATGCTGAAGGACCTTTGGCTGTTCTGACCGGGAAGTACGACCAATGAACCTCGTCGACAAGTACCTAGAGAAGCACGCTGCCTTCGACTGGAAGACTCCTGCGATCAACGCCGGCGTTGGCGCTGGTACGCTTGGAGCACTGAGTGCCGGCACTGCTGCGGTGGCCTTCGGTGCGAAGTCTCTCTACGACGCGGTGACCAAGCGTAGGGACTTCCGCTCGATGCTCGACAACAACCCGGACCTGCATGAGCACCTGCAGCGAGATCCGAAGATGTTCAACCAGGCGTACTCGAGTCTTCGCCATGTGAACATGCAGTTTGCCGCTGAGCCGCTCATCGCCGGCAACTACATGAGGCAGATCATGGAGTCGCCTATGCATGCCGGAGGCAAGATCGAGCTCGCGCTTCTGGGCGGTCAAGGCCAGCATGGCGCCATCGATCGCGTTTCGGACCACATGTTCGAGGGCGCCCGTGGGGGCATGCAGCAGCAGCACGACCCGCACTCCGCGCTTCGCCACGAAGTGGCTGGCATGCAGCTCAACAAGCAGAAGAGCGACCTCAACGCGCCTCCGGACCCCAATGCTCACATGGAGCATGCGGTGAAGTCGGAACGCTTGAAGAAGCAGTACGAAGCGATGAAGAACCCTGACCGTTCTTCTCCCCCCGGTTGGGCCGGAGGTGGTGGGAAGCAACAGCCTGGTCTGCACCAGCAGATGTGGCTCGACGGACAGGCGAAGAAGGAACGTGGCGCTCGCGCGCCCTCAGAGCAACGCGACTTCGGCTTCTGATGATCAAGGTCAGCCTCTTCCAAGGGGAGACGGCGTACGGCCCGGCAGCAGTACCCCTCTTTGGCCCCGCGGACGGCACCTTCGAGAAGGTGTCGTCTCCAGCCTTGCTCCCTATCGTGTCCAAGTACATCGAGACGCTGCGTCCCATAAAGGACTCTCAGTACGTACTCGTCAATGCGATGGGTGCCTCGGAGTTTTACGGTTCCAACGTGAATGGCGATGCCTTCACAGAGGAGTCACTCATCCACGCGCCGGATGATTGGACCAACAGCCCAATCCTCGACAAGGTCCGTGCGAAGAACTGGTCCTACGGCTACCCGACTTTCTACCTCGCGCACCCCTACGCCCACCATCGAAACAAGGACTCTACGAGAGCATTCGGAGAAGTAGAGCTCGCTGCATGGAACCCCACCATGCGCCGTGTCGAGCTCGTCTGCCGTGTCGACAAGGACAAGTGCGAGAAGTTTGGTGGCATCGGCGTCTGGGACAAGCTTCAGCAGGGTCAGTTCCCTGACGTGAGCATGGGCACGAAGGTCCCCTTCGATACCTGCTCCATCTGCCTCGACTGGAAGAAGTATCGAGACGCACAAGCCAGCTTCGATCCCAAGAAGGACAAGGACCAGGGCGCTGCTGTTCTTGCTATCCACAAGAAGCACCCCATCCGTGGCGTGAGCATCACACGCAAGGACTACTGCGAGCATGCGCTCAAGCAGATGAACAAGATCCTCCCCGATGGCAGGAAGGTGTTCGTCTGGAATGACTATCCGAAGTTCTTCGACATCAGCTTTGTATTCATTGGTGCTGACCGTACAGCCAAGGTGATGTTGAAGCTTGCCGGCGAGGAACGAAAGTTCTGGTCAGTGGGCTCGGCGGAGATGGCAGAGAAGCTTGGCTACGACGAGCAGGCCCTCGAGAAGGTAGCCTCGGCCATGCACGGGGAAGAGCTCATCAAGGGAGCCTTTCTCGGTAAGCTGGCGAAGAACAAGCAGTCGGAGATCGTCAAAGACGTTCCCTCGCAGTTTGCGTCAAAGGCAGTCCCCAGCCTGACAGCCTGTGAGCCCCACATCCCGGATAGCCTCCTCGATGTCCTGGGCAATGCCCCGTTGGAGCAGGCACTCTCTACGCCAACCGCCCTTGGTATCGTGCTCCGGCCTCGAGAGTTTCAGCGCATCATGCTGATTCAGATCGGGGAAACAGGCCTTGCTGACAAGTACGACCGTGAGGGAACCGTCTTCCCCCGGTCGTCTGAACACGAGGATGTACCCATGGGGCCGGGCCATGTGAGCCCGGTTTTGGCTCAGCTTCTCTCCTCCCTGATTGGGGGCCGCTCGGGGTTTGGACCAGCCATCGAGAAGCGGGTCTTGATGATTTCCAAGAAACCATCACAAGAGAAGGCCACAGGCCCTTCTCTTTCTTCCAACCTACTGCGTAAGATGGGGTCTGCCTACAACGGGTATCGGAAGAACGTGATGGATCTCGTAGCCCACTCTCAGGAGTTGATGACGTCAGAAGGAATGCCTTCTGATAGCTACAAGCTTGCAAGCGTCCCGGTGACCGTTCTATTCACTCCGCTCTCGGTACAGTATTTCGACAACGCCTTCATGGACGAAGTCGGTACCTCCGGGACGGAGAAAACATCCAGCGCGGAGAGGGGCTCCCCCTCGAGGAACACGCCGGACATGCAGTCGAAAGCTGAAGGCCAATCATGAGCATGAACGAATTCCTCGCGCAGTACTACGGCAACTCCGCTCCGGAGGCCGAGTACGAGAAGACGGCATCGGAAGAGGAGCAGGAGGCTCAGATCGAGCTCTTCGCCAAGCTCGCGCACGACAATGGCATCGACCTCGAGAAGCTCTCCGAGGAGCAGGTCCAGGAGCTCTACGAGGCAACCTTCAAGGAGGCCTCGGACGACAAGGACGAGGACGACAAGCCGGGCAAGAAGGAAAAGGAAGACAAGGACGAGGACGACGAGAAGAAGGCGGAGGCAGAGGCCGAGTTCGCCGAGAAGAAGGCAGGCCAGGAGAAGATCGCAGAAGCGGACTTCCTCGGTCGTGTCATGGCCCACTCGTACGTCAACGAGATGCGCAAGATCGCCGAGTCCACCGAGGGCTCTGACAAGGAAGCCGGCGTTCGTGAGTCGGCCGGCAAGGCGTACAGCTCGGCCAAGGAGCACGGCGGGAAGGCCCTCGACTTCCTGAAGGACAAGGCGAACAAGGCTGATGAGGCCGGTGGCCGAGTTGCCGCGCGCGTTGCCCGTGTGGGTATGGGAGACAAGTCAAGCCCCCTCGGAAAGGTGCGCAACGCCGTGGCCACGCACGGACACCGTGCAGCTGCTGGTGTCGCAGCTGCCGGAGCAGCGGGCGGTGGGGTTTACGCGGCCACCCGAAAGAAGAAGGAAGCATCTGCACTCGACGAGCTCGCCATCGAGCGTGCCTGCGGCATGATCGACGAGTACAACAAGACGGCAGAGTACAACGGCCAGGGCCAGTTCGACGAGGAGACGGCTGCCGATCGCATCTCTGCTGTCAGTACTCTCGGCCTCGGCGAGAGCACGAAGGTCGCCTCGGCGGCAAACGCAGACCAGGCCGTCGAAGTCCGTGCCCTCGAGTACCTCGAGGCTGCTGGCTACCCGGTCACCTGGGCTGAGTGATGGAAGCGGGCGGAGGGCATCATCATGAACAACAACTCGATGGTGCCCCCGTCTTCTCTCTCCATTCCGCAGGTGTCGATTGCTTCGACACCCCGTCCGGGAAGGCGCGGTCCGGCCGGTACGTCCCCTCCGCAGAACACCTCGATGGTGAACACGGGGACTCCGCAAAACTCCCAGGTGGGGTTGGACTCCAAGATGACGCCCCCCACCGCTCAAGGAATGCTGCCTCAGAAGTCGGCGCTTCCTGCTCCACAAGTTCCCCCGCAGAAGAGTGAGGTCAAAATGGGTTCGATGGTCGTGCGCCCCACGGTGCAAGAAATGATCAAGGCAGCGATGGCTGGCGCCTCGAGCCGCCTCGATGTCTCGCGTGAGGCATCCCGCCAGGCTGAGAACCTCGGCGAGAAGACGGCCAGTGCCCAGGAGGCCCCGGTCTCCAAGGTCGCTGAGTATGACCAGGCCATGCACCTCGCCGATGCGGTGGAGTACATCGCCGATGCGTTCGCCAAGGAAGCGACGATCGGTGAGGGCCCGAACACTCTCGAAGTCTCGCAGGCTCCTGGCGGGACGCAGCCCAACCAGCCCCGTGGCAAGGTGACGGCTGACTCCGGCATGGAGTCCCCCACCAAGCTCAAGACGACCATCGACCACCCCGCTGGCGGCTCGGGCCATCAGGAGCTCTCCATCTCCGGAGGCAAGGGCAAAGTCGCCTCCATCAAGGACCGCGCGACCGCCGTGGGCAAGGCCCTCAGCGGCGCAGCCAAGTACGTCGGTGACAAGGCCAGCGATGCGGGCTCCTCGGTCAAGGAGAAGGCCACCGCTGCCGGCACGCGTGGCAAGCAGCTTCTCACGGGCTCTGAAGCGAAGGCGATGAAGAAGGACCACGATGCCTTCAAGAGTCGTGGCGCCCCGGACAGCTACCTCGCAGAGCTCGCAGCCAAGCACAAGTCCGAGAAGAACAAGGTTCTCGGTGCACGAGTCGGTGCGGGAGCAGCGGCTCTCGGCGTGGGCGGTGGAACCACGGCGGCAGTGATGCACCACAAGAAGAAGAAGGAAGCTTCGGCCCCCTTCGATCTCGCCGATGTCATGGCAGCTCACATCGAGAAGGCTGCTGAGGACGCCATCAACCCCGCCAAGATCTCCGCCGGCGCAGCTGTCCCCCCGGACACCAGCGCTGCCGGTGAGTCTGGTGGAGCTCCCGTCGGTGGTCAGCCCGAAGGCAACACCAGCCTCGTCAGCTCGATCAACTCGGCCATCAACTACACCAAGGGCCAGGCCAAGGCGAAGTCCAAGGAAGAGATGAAGGCCTACACCAACGAGCCGGCCCTCAAGGACGACGGCGCCCTCGCTGCTGCCTTCTCTCACGCAGGTGAGGCAGGGACGAAGATGTCCTCGGTCCAAGGCTCCGTGAAAACCGCTGCTGCCCGTGCGCTTCTCTCGAAGCTCGCTGAGGCGGCCTCGCAGAACTGAAGGAGATGACCATGGACAAGATCAGCAACGCCAAGATCGCCGCGGTCCTCGCCGACGTGCCGGGGACCATCCGCAAGCTCGCCGAGGAGAACAAGGAGCTCACCGCCAAGGTGGCTCACTACGAGCTCCGCGGCCGAGTGGAGAAGATCGCTTCTGAGATGCACCGCAAGAACATCAACTCGGACATCGAGCTTGGTGACCTGGCGGACAACCTCGAGAAGCAGGCCAGCGAGGGCAAGCTCGACGCAATCGAGCAGGCCGTCGGAATGGTCGCGCCCGATATGGGCACCAAGCTCGCACAGCTCACGGGAGATGACCGAGGAACTTCTTCCTCGTCGGATCTGGAGCGGTTCATCGTCGGAGGCGTGGGCTGAATCGCTCCGGCTTCTATTTAGGAGGAATGTGAAATGTCGACGATCCAGAAAGTCAACTTCGAGCCCGTTTCGGACGTGCTTCCCGTTCAGCGCCGTGACTTCGCGCTGGCGGACAAGACCCTGTCCGACCCTCTCAACTCCGTCGCTCTCGTCGACGGCGAGTGGATGACCCTCGACTCGAGCTCGAAGCTCGTTCGTGGTGCAGCCATCGGAACTCTCGCCACCGCCGGTGCTGGTGGTCGTGCGTCCGTTCGTACCTTCCCGCTCTTCGCTGAGCGTGGTCGTTACGACGTCCGTGCGATGGCCGAGAAGAAGATGCCCATCCTCTACCGTGGCGACTACGAGTTCGACACGCGGGTGTTCGATGCCGCTGCTGCGGCAGGTTCCGGCGCTGCCATCACCACGATGCTGCAGGCACTCAAGGTCGGCACGATCCTCATCGGATCGCGCAACTACTGTGGTCTGGTCGGTCACGGCGGCTCCGCCGACACCGATCCGGTCGTCGGATACGTCACCCGTTTGCCGGCCAGCAATGGCGGCAAGCTCCGGTTCATCTCGGGCTGGCGCTCGTAATCCCGGAACAGGAAAGGAAAGGAAAATACCATGAGTGTTCCGGCGCGCGTCCTCAACGAGCTCTTCACCCAGAAGCTCGGTTCCGCAGAGGGCAAAGAGAAGATGGCGGAGTACGGCGGCTCGTACATCCGTGACCGTCTGCGTGAAGTCAGCTATGCGCGAAAGGTGCTCCCCCCGGAGCAGGTAACGCGCACGGACTGCCAGCGCAGCGTGAACCACGATACCCTCGTGAAGCTGGTCGACATCGAGCCCCAGAGCAGGGCCATGTCGATCTCGTTCCGTGGAGAGCCGACGGCTCGCTTCCTCCGTGGTGACCGTGCAGAAGCTGCCTTCTTCACGATCTCTTCGGAGAAGTTCCAGAAGACGGAGCAGGAGCTTCTCGCCTACGAGATGCCCATCACGAAGATCATCGAGGAGAACTCGGTGAAGGACATCCAGGAGATCGAGGACCGCGAGTTCACGATCCACATCGAGGCGGCCTGCCAGGCGCTTCAGCTCGAGGCGAACGGCAACGTCGCCACGGCCCTCAACGCTTCGACCCTCGCCGGCGGTGGTGTGGTCGAGTTCTCGATCATCAAGGGCGAGCTTGCTCGCTCGGCGGTCACCAACGACGCAACCCCCCGTGCGCTTCAGCGTCCGGACCTGGTTCGCCTCTTCAAGCTGCTCGACGGCAGCCGCCTCCGGTCGGAGCGCATGCTCATGACCGAGACGGACTGGGACGACGTCCTTCAGTGGACGGTCGAGGACTTCGGCGACCGTCTCCAGTCGGAGACCGCGGTCGACGGCTACAAGTACAACACCCTTCTCGGCCGTGCGTACATCCGCACGATCAAGACGGACATCCTCCGCCCGGGAAACATCTACTGTTTCACCAAGCCGGAGTTCTTCGGGAAGTTCTACGTCCTGAACAACACGAAGTTCTACATCGACAAGATCGCGAACCACATCACGTTCCAGGCGTGGGAGGACATCTCGATGCTGGTCGCCAACATCGCCGCCGTCCGCAAGCTCGAGCTCTACTCGGGTGATGCGAACCCGACGACGAACGCGGACACCCTGCTCTCGAACTTCATCCCGAAGTCGGAGGACGATCTCGGCGCGTTGAATAACCGCGTCTCGGCCGGTCTCAAGTTCCCGCAGATCTCGCAGTTCTAAGCGGCTGAGTAGGGTAGGATGGCCGTGCCATCTGAACCCGCCCCCGAGGGCGCCGATGCCGGCATTCGGTGTCGGCGCCTTTCGTGTTTGAAGGAGAAGCCTATGAGCAGTCAGGAACGATTCGGGATTCACAACGTCAGCCGCGGGCGCCAAAACCGGACGGTCCGTGCCGCCGGCGTAGCTCGTGGCCTGAAGCAGTACATCGGTGGGACTCACCGCCTCATCCGTGGGCAGATCCTTGTCC